TAGCACGGCTGATACCATTGCCAAATTGTGCAGATTGAAAATATGAACCAGCACGATTAACAATTGTGTTTGTATCAATCATGCTTGCAAAAGCAGTTTTAAAAGGAAGTGCTACTGCACTAGCGGCAGTACTAAGAACTCCCATTGCCATAGCACCTGATGGATTTCCCAGTGCAGAAAATCCTCCCAACCCAAGTCCTCCACGTCCCCCACCTCCAGGACCACCTGCTTCTCCTGCAACAATTCCTGGGGTAACAGCATTCATAGCAACATTTGCTGAAGGGGTTGGCGTTGAGAAACCCGCAAGAGAACCAAACATAACATTTTGATTGCCACTTACACCTAAACCACGTTGCCCTGCTCCAGCGCCCAAAGAACTACTTAAGTTAGAAAAAGTAGAGTTTGCAGCAGAACCAACGTTAGAGATGGCAGAGTGAAGTTGATTAACCTTACTGGTTAAATCAGCAACTCCCTGCGACATCGCTTGGATGTTAGTTACAACGCTCACGTTTTACCTTTCAGTCTTTAGCCTCTATGAGGCTAACCCAGTTCTTGCGCTCTCTCCAAGATAGTTCCTTAATCTCATTAAGGGTCCAACCTGGATATTGTTCAGTTAGCAACTTCCACATCATCAGTAGACTGCGATATGGCGTTCTGCTAGAACCGAAACAAGGTTCCTAAATTAATAGGAACCGTTACCTCACCTTCGCAGTCAGGACACACAACGGTTAAGTTGTCGAACTGCGGGCCTGCGATGCGTTCGTTAATCTCTGTAATAATCTTCTTGCGGTCTACAAGACCTAAATTCTGTACCTGTAGTTTACTGAGGACTGGTGAGTCATCAATTTTTACTACAGTGTTTTCTAGAAGAAGAGTATTCAATTCAGCCGCTGTTTTGTCTGAGTTGAGCATCAATTCTTTTTGAGTAATACCTGTTGGAAGTTGAACCGTAAAGTTTTTGTTGCGGCCTTTGACGATAAATACTCGGTCATTGATAGGGTCTTTTAACTTCTTGACTTTAATGTCTTCAGTTATATCTACATCAACAACTTTAAATTCGGAGCAAGTTGGGCAATAAGCGCTAACTGGAGCCTCATTACCAAAAGTTGCTTTGAAGATTGAGAGAACCAACATATCTCTATCACCAGATAGCATCTTGTCTAAGATTTCATCTGTAATTGGTTCTTTACCTACACGTACTGTTCCACGTTGCAAGATAGTCAACATAACTTTTCCTGTTGTGTTAGCACGAGCAATTGCTTCTTCGTCTTTACCGTTTAACTCACGTACTTCTGCTTCGGTAGTAACCTCCCCAGTGGATGTTAAATATCCACCAGGGAGAGTCACTATCGTGTCTGAAGGAGACGTGATTTCAACTTCTACTGCTTGTTTTGGCGTTTCCGCTGTTGCTTCTTGAATCAGTTTGTTAGCCAATGCAGGATTATCTGCTGCCTTAATTGTGTTCGTCATGTTAGTCCTTTGTTAGATTAGAATTTAGCGGCTGAAACTACGCCTTTGTCTTTCACAAATGTTGACCAGTTAAGGTCAAAACCTTCGTGAACAAGCGTCATCTGTTCAACGTAGAGAGCGTTGTCTCCAGCGTTAAGGTCAGAGTACGCAACTGTTGTAGGCCATGCATTGTAGACTTTAAAGCGCATTGCTACTTCGTCTTCACCTGTTGCACCAGCATCGGTAACAACATTTGCTCCTGCTGATGGGACTGGGTGGTTTAGAACCGCAATCTCAAGGTCGCAACGGAAGTTGCGTGAAGCAGCAAGTGTTGAACCACCAGCCTGAACTGTTGCAAACATTTGCTTCATCCAGTCCCAGTTTTGATGAGTTCCAAGAACAACGCCACGTTGAAGTGTAAGCGGTGTAAATGAAGTCTGTCCTGGAATTTGGTGAACAGTGGTGTTGTATCCACCTTCACGGTAAGGGATAGAGTCTGTTGTTACAGCCAATCCTGATACCGATGTAAAGCCAACAGTTGTGTCAAAAGTAAGAGCATTGTTGGTCTCTAGTGGTTGAAACGTAACTAAAAATCTAAAGTTACGTACTGGGTCAGTCGCTAACGTAGAACGACTATTTTTGATTGTTGCCATTAGTTATTTATCTCCTTCTTTGTTAGACAATAGTCTTTTGGCTAAGGTCAATTACGATGAACTCTGCAGGATACTGTAGAGCAACACCAACTTGAATGTGTACTTCACCATTTGCAATGGCTTGTGCATTGTTATTTGAAGCATCGCATAGGATAAAGAATGCTTGCCCATTAGTTGCACCACGAAGTCCACCTTGGTTTTTGTATTCAGTGAGGAATGAATTTAGTGAAGTACGAATACGTCCCCACAAGATTTCATCGTTGTTCTCAAAGATTGCAAACTCTGTAAGGTTCTTGAGTTGCTTGCGGATGTAGATAAGTGAACGACGCATGTTGACATACTTGTTCGCTGTTCCATCTTGCTTAAGGGTACGAGCACCCATTACAGAAAGCCCTGCACCAGGAATCTGGCGTAGTGGGTTAACTGGTGAGACGCTTGAGTTCATTGAATCAAGTTCTGCAGATGAGAATGACTTCTCTACCGCAACTACACCTGAAACAGTGGTTTGAATACCTGCTGGAGCCTTGAATACACCACGGCTTGTGTCTGTTGCAAGATAAAGACCTGCTACAGAACCTGAAGGTCCAATCTTACGAAGTGAACCTGTTCCACGACCAATTGGGTCTGCGATGTAAAGCCATGGGTAGTAAGCAGCAGCATTGCTAGAATCTGTAAGAGACCCAGCAAATGAAATTGCGTTTGCTACTGTTTGGTTTTCTGGAGTTTCAACAATAACGAATCCGTTATTTGATTCTGCCCATGAAGACGCAGCATCATAAACGGAAACTTTTGCTGAGGCTAAGTATTGAACTGCAGGAAGGAAGAACACGAGTGGACGGTCAAGAGATGCAAAGTCATCAAATACTGATGCTCCACCTTTGTATGCTGTGTAGTCTGCAGCAACAACAGTTGTACCATTTGAGCCACCTGTAAGTGGATATGGGTTTGTCATTACTGGAGTTCCTGAAGCAGAATCACTAACAGTAATGTTAGATGACACAGTGTTGATTACTGTCTCTGCATAATCACTTGATGTTGCATCGTTAAATACAACATTTTCATAACGCTCAAGAAGAAGGTCATCAGCAATACCTGCTGCGCCAGATTCTTTGTAAACGTAAACAGTGTATGTAGAAGCAACTGAACCAGCAGTAAGAACAATACGAAGATTGTTTCCATCTGCTCCAGCGTTTTTTGAAGTAAATGTAGCAACAGTTGCATCGCCAGAAGTAACGATATCTACTGCAGCGGCTGCTGCATCTGTGTGCAAAATACGCTTAACGTAGAGTTCTTTTCCTCCATTGCTGAAGAATGCTCCAACCTGAAAAGTTGCTGGGTAGGAAGCGTTGTAGCCTCCAAAATACTTGGTAAATTCATACCAAGACTGTACAAGCGTTACTGCTTCTGGGCCTTGTGCAAAAGGTGCCACAACTGCGCCTGCAGCGTTTGCCGTTACTCCACCTTGGAGTGTTGGCGGTAGAAGGCGTTCACTAATGTAAACTCCTGGGCGGCTATATGCCATTTTTTCTCCTAACTAGTTTTTGAATGGGTTTCGTATTATTCCGATATAGTGAATGAATCAATGGCAACCCATGGGTCTGTTGTCTGCCCTGGAGCAGAAACGCCTGTGGTGCCTTCAACCGATACGTGCAACGCTTTGTAGACTTGGCGATAGGTTTGCTGTGCTATCTCGGATGAGACACGCACAGTGAAAGCATTTACAAATAAACGCTTTCCTTGCTCTGTTACATCTCTTTTAGAAACGTCTAAGACGTCTAAACGACGAACAGTTCCATCATCAGGTTCGAGAATCCCGAATCGAAATGGAAGTCTTGTGTACATAAGTTGCGCCAAAATTTCACGGTCATGACGTGGTTGGCGGGAGTATGTAGTTATTTGGTAATCAATGTTTACTGGAATTGGATAATCAATATCCCAGTTGTTAAGGGTTTCATCGTATTGAACCCCTTGAACCATAAATTCTGGGTCATCAAGATAGTTAGGCTTTGCACGACCACGCATTGCACGGGCAAAATCTTCAGCAATATCAACCATGTCAATAACAATGTATGGGTATGACTGATTGCGGGGTTCTTGGTCAGGTTGACCAAACCACACATCTACGTTACGAGTAGCGTTTCCGCCACCGTCTAACGTCTTTTGGTCAGTTACTTTCATGCCCTTAAGAAGGTCACGGAGCGCTTTGTCTTCTGAAAGAATAAATGTCATAGGTTACCCAAAATCTTTCCTAGTCTTGCTGAAAGGAAATGGTCTGCTTCTCGTGTACGGTTTGCAGATTTGCGAATAGCAGCAGTAGGACGTTGAGATGGGGTGCCGTACTC